GCGTCGGCCTGTTCATGGTGGTCGGGGGCTGCTGATGACGTACAAATCAGTTAAACAAGGGCTGCCGCGTTCGTTCACCCGCGTATGGGTGATGACCGACACCGGGCGGGAGACTACCGGCTACGTTAAATCAGATGGCGAGTGGTTCATTAACTGCCCGCGCATCCGGGCTACTGGTGCGAAGGTGCTGAGGTGGAAGGAATGAAACTAGGTGGATTACTGAAAAACAGCAGGATTTATCGTGTTGGCGAGGGCGTCATGAGCTCGTTCATACCACCAACTACCATTAACAGCAGTGAGCGGCTTAAAGGCCAGGGTGGAAACGTGACGGTTGTGCTGCGCCGGAGGAGTGAAACATGGCAACTGTAACAAGTATGGTTAGCGCGTTGAATGTGACGGTCGTTTATCGCGTTGCTGGAGAGGTTAAAACCTTCAGTGAGACAGTAGTTTCACCAATCGTCATTGAGCGTTATTTGCAGCTTGAATGTGGCGATGCCATAGGACTTTTCGTGCCGGTAGGTAAAGGTCAGCAGGTCAATGCGCTGAATATCGAGTGGTTTGAGATTGAGCGCATTCCGGTGCCAAAGGAGTAACTCGTGTCGAGTGTTGCAAACTGGTCATATACCGCCACGGCAACCATCTGGCGGAAGCTGGAAGGCAATGACGAATACGGCGACCCGCTTGGCTATGCCGAACCTGAGCAAATCCTCTGTGATTACGAGGGCGGACTCAGCAAGAAGTTAGCCAGCCTGGGCGCTGAAATTGTCGTTAAGAACACCGTCTGGACGGAGTTCGCGTTGGCGTCCGCGGGTGACTACCTGCTGCTTGGCGCATCGACAGAAGCCGACCCGGTCGTCGCCGGTGCCGATGAGGTGCGGCAGGTTATCCGCTATGCCGACACGTTCGAGCGACTGGCGGATGATTACGCCATCCTTACGGGAGTGTAGCCATGGGCATTAAAGTGCGTGGCGTTAAGCAGTCGAAAGCCGGGTTAAATCGCATCATTAACGACGTGAAAGGGCGCAAGGTTGTCAGGGCGTTACAGTCCGCGATGATAATAGGCAGCTCACAGGCCGCACTTTATACGCCGATCGACACTTCGACATTGCTCAATAGCCAGTATCGGGAGTTGATAAACAACGGCGTTCGGCTGACCGGACGTGTTGGTTACACGGCGAACTACGCTGTGTTCGTTCACGATCCGAATGTGCCGCAAACCTTCCGCCGCGCCACAGCACAGAAAGAGTTCCTCACTAAAGGCTTTGAAGACACCCGCAGACAGATTGATGCCGTAATGCGCAAGGAGCTTTCAGTATGACACCTGCCATGTATGAGCGCGTGCGTAACTATTTCGTTGATGCCGGGCTTACCACTGGCTTCATTGTTCAGTTGCTGGCGTGGGACGATACAACGAAGTTAACCGATTCATTCATCGTTTTCAGACCTAACGGTGGTACCGACATCCGAAATGACCTCGGATCTGACCACTACGTTCTGGTGGATGTCATTTCCGCCAAGGATAAGCGCCGTGCAGCCGCTGAGAAGGCTCAGGAAATTATCAATTATGTCGAACAGAACGATATTACCGACGAATACCTTGGACTGATTCAAAACCTCGGCAATATGCCTGCACCTATCCTGACCGAAGAGGGCCGCCTGGTCTTTCGGCTCCAGTTCATGTGCGTTTACGGCGAATAACCCCATCACTAACCCATCAGGCTGCCATCCGGCGGCCTTTTTTATTTGAGAGGTACACATGCAAGGCTGTGCTAATGATTTTGGCAAGCTGATCGGGAAAGTAGCTGTGCTACGCATGGCCTTTGGCTGCCCCGACGCAGTGCCAGCGCTTTCCGAATGGAAGCGTCTCGGCGCTATGACGACCAAGGGCATCGACTATTCGATGAACACTATCAACTCCGAGGCAGATGATGCTAAAGGGCTAGTTGAGAACCTGGTCAACAACATGGATCTGACGATCTCCGGTGAAGGGGAGTTTCGTAAATCTGATAAAGATAACGAGATCGGCGCATGGCGTCTGTCGAAGTACATCTTTGATGAAGTCCAGGCTGGTCGTCAGCCTAACCTGTGGGTACGTTTCGACTTTGCTGGAGAGAACGCTGGCACTTACATCCAGGGCTACATGAACACCACGTCATGGTCTGGTGACTTCGGTACCAACGATATCTCTACCTTCTCCGGCGAGTGGAAGGTCTACGACGCCGACACCGTTGTGTTTGAGGTTGCTGACTCTATCGCGGCCACTGGTGTAGAGGTTACCCCCGCAACTGCTTCTCTGGTCGTTGGTGCAACCCAGCAACTGAGCGGCGCGGTTCAGCCAACCGATGCGACTAACAAGGCGATCACCTGGACGACTTCGGCGGCATCTATCGCAACCGTCAGTTCAACCGGTCTGGTAACGGCAGTAGCCACCGGAACCGCGACCATTACGGCAACAACCGCAGATGGTGACTTCACCGATACCTGCGTTGTTACCGTGACAGCTGCACCGTAATCACTACAAAGGGCGGCGTGCTGCCCTTGATACTGGTTATGGAGAACGATATGACACCTTTGAAAGAGATTGGCGAGTGCCTGATTGGTGCTGGAGGCCGTGAATACTTCTTCCGCCCATCATTCCGTAACATGACGCGGATCGGCGAACCAGAGCATATCGTTCGCACTTTCTATGCGCTGTTCAATGACGATGTGGCAAAGATGCTTGAGGCGGCGCGAGAAATTCACAGTGCTATACCAGAGCATCAGCGCAGATTTTACGCCCACTATTTCGGTGACGTTTCGCTGCCACGCTGGGCACTTGATGCAGCAGGTTCTGCCTCGTTTGTGCGTGAGGCATTGCTTTCGGCTATTAACGTCATTCAGTCATGCTGTGACGAGGACATTTCTGAACTGACAGGCTGGCACGAGCCATCACGTACTGGAAGGCGTGCATTTGTATGGCGCCGCGGCTTGCTCCCGCCTGAGAACCTTATTCTGATAGCTCAGTCACTGATCATGCATGGCATCATCGGCAGGGCAAAGGTTCGTAAGTTGCAGAAGCACGAAAGCAAGGAAACGACTCCTGAGTTTCATGCGACTGAATACATCATGGCGGCGAGAAATCATTTCGGAATCAGCAGGGAGGAGGCTGAAAACCTCACAATGACAGAATTTGCGATGATGCTTAACGCCAAATACCCCGATCAGAAAGGCTTCACCAGGGAAGAGTACGACGCTGTTATGGACGATGACGATCGCCGTTGGCAGGAAATGATTGAGCGCGAAAAATCAGCAAAGAAAGCCGCATGAGTTAATAATGCATGTACCGTAATCGCCTGACCGGGCGTAATATGGATCGACAATAAAACTCAGGGGATAAGAGTGAAGAAAATACTTTTGGCTTTGGTGATTCCACTGGTTCTGGCTGGCTGTAAGCCTGGCGAGGAAAAGGCCATATCTCTGGCGAAATCTGAGGTTGCTGTAAATCTTAAAGACCCGACCAGCGCACAGTTCCGGAACGTAAAAGTATCAAAGATGACTGATGCCGAAGATGGTCATGTCGTCGCTGTTGTCTGTGGAGAAATCAACGGTAAGAACGGTTTCGGTGCCTATGCAGGGTTCCATCCATTCTTCGTTGAGCTGAACATGAAATCGAAAGGGATATTCTCGAAAGGCGTCGATTATACGCTTGGGGAGCATTTCCTGAGCACGAGTGATACACCGACTCCGCCAGCCTACACCGAACGATGCCAATAAACGACACGAATAACTAACCCACCTCTCGGTGGGTTTTTTTATGCCCGGAGAAAAGTGATGTCTGAAAAAGCAGGCGAGATTTATTACGACATCGAGGCCGATGTTTCTGGCTTGCTGAAGGCGCAGGGGAAGGCCAATAAGTCACTCGACTCAATCGGCAACTCTGCCGCCAACGCAGCCAAAAAGATGGACGAGCTGCAGACCAATATCAATCGCGTGGCTGGTGCTATTGCAGCATCTCTCGTTGTTGACTGGGGCAAGGCGTTTCTGGTTGCCGCTGACAACATGAGTCAGCTTAACGCGCGCATTGAACGCCTGACAGGCAGCGCTGCGGCTGCATCACAGACGATGCAGAGCCTGATGCGTATCAGTTCGTCGACTGGCGGTTCGCTGCAGGACACCACAAAGCTGTGGGAAACCCTCAGCACTGCTCTCCGCGATACCGGCGCAACGAACGGCCAGATTATTCAGCTCACCGAGACGCTTCAGAAAATCGGGCGCATCGGCGGATCCTCATCCGAAGAAATGGCTAATGCTCTTCGTCAGTTCGGCCAGTC